AACTTTTGCGAGTAGTTATTTTTAGTAATACAATAAAGGGGTGGTTTAAAAAGCTATCCCTTTTTTTATTTATCCGAATGTAGCCTCACTTTGAATATTGTTAACTCTATTAGCTTGTGTAGTTGTATCAGTCGCTACATTAACAACTGGAATAGATCCTATACTACTAATAACAGCGGAGCTTATTTCATCTCTAAGACCGTTAATATCTAAACCACTACCACCACTAGAAAAACCACCGTTAGCAAAACCAGCACCCAAATACGGTTGCGGTCTATTGTTTCTCATAGATTCTAAAGCACCAACTAATCTACTACCACCATTCGACTCTAATACGTTCTTAGGTACAACATACTCACCCTCATGTACTACACCAGCTTGCTTAAACCCTGTAGCATCAGGACTACCAGCACCACCGCCCGTATATCCACCCTCTGCAAATGATTGACTAGCAATAATACCAGCTTGAACACCTGACCTAGCAATAGCAAAACCAGCTAATATTCTATTTTGAATCGCACCAGCACCACCGCCCGTAAAAGCGTTTAATGGGTTACCAGCTGAATTAGCCGCAATACTAGCAATTTCACGAGCTAAACTAATAGCTATTTGCGCTATCTCTAACTTCTTTTGCTTGTTAAAAGCTTTTCTTTCTATCTCTTCTTTTTTCTTTTCAAAATCCTCTTGAGATATTAAACCATTTTGTAATTTAGCATCTAGGTTAGCTAACTCTATATTCTTTTCTCTTTCTGCTTTTCTACCAGCCACATCAACTAATGCATTTGCTGTTTGTTCTGCTAAATCTATTTTTTGACTTAATACTTGAGCTTCAAAGACTTTCTTTTCTTCATCTTTTTTAAGTTTATCGGTATTATTCTTATCATCTATAACCTTTTTAGCCTCTTCATCTTCTTTAGCTCTTTTTCTTAATATAGATTTTCTTTGAGCTTCAAATTTAGCCTCTATAGCCTCTATAGCTTGACCTTTAACTTTAGAATTAGCTAATGTTATTTCAACATCTCTTTTAGCTGAAGCCTCTGCTATTTCTAGTTTCTTATCTTCTGCTTTTCTTTTATCCTCTATTTCTAATATTAAAGCCTCGTTTTTAAGGTTTGTTATTTTCTTTAATAAATCTTTAGTAGCTTTATTCTCTTTTTTAGCTTGAGCCTTTTGCTCTTTACTTAATTGTTTAACATCATTTTCTTTAGCTTTCTTTTTTTCAGCCTCAACTCTTTTGGCTTCTTTTAATCTCTTTTCTAACTCTTGTTTTTCTTTCTCTGTTTGTCTTTCATCTAAAATAGCTTTCTCACTAACAGCCTCCTTAAAAGCCTTTACAGTTTCATCTTTAAACTTAATAGCACCATCAACAGATTTATTAAAAGTTTCTTTAATTATATCAGGTATTTCACTAAAAGAACCACTTAAAGCAGCTTTAATAATTTTACCTATACCACCAAAACCAGTTACTACAGTATTAACTAAAGTTTGTACTCCAAGCTTAACAAAATCTATAGTAGCTCCAAAGACTCTCAATACCTTAACAACTATACTAACTTTACTATCTGCTGTATCAAAAGAACCAATTAAGGACTGAATACCTTCAAATAATAGCATTATTGGTTTAAGCGAAAACTTAATACCCTTAGTAAATAACTTAAAAACTTCGCTAAATATTCCAGTTTCATTAGCCCACTCAGAAAAACTATTAACACCCTCAGCTATATTATCTATCAGGCTAGTTAAAGCGCCGCCCTCACTACCATCACCAATAGTTAAAAACAACTCATCAAAAGCACTACCTAACCTTTTTTGCGCTCCATCTAGGTTATCAGTCATTGTTATAGCTTGCCTTTGTGCTATACCGTTAACATCTAAAGCTTCTGTTAATCTTGCAACCTCTGACCTATTTTGTATTATAGATAAAGCAGCTTCAGCATTTTGCCTACCAAACTTTTGAGCAAGTGGTGCTATCTCACTAAAACCCTCTTTAGCTAGGTTATCCAATGCAGTATTTAAACCAACAACACTCGGTCGAAATCGTTCAGTACCAGACTCTAATTTAATAAGTATGTTTCTTAGTTTTGTACCACTTTGCTCAACAGTTTTACCTACAACCTCTACAGATGCAGCAGCCTGAGCTATACTAAGTCCAGACTTTTCAGCAATACCACCAAACTTACCTAACTCTTCAGCTAATTGAGGTATTAAAACAGAACCTTCTACAGATGCAGCGGCTAAAACATCAACAACCTTAGAAGCTCCACCAGCAGCCTCACCAAATTGATTTAACGCTAATGTAACAGCTTGAGCAGCTTCAGGTACTTCAATACCAGCAGCCTCACTAAGTAATATAGATGCTTCAGTAACCTTTATTAAGGCATCAGCATTTTTAAGTAGCTCAGGTCTTTTAGAACCTACAACCGTAAACGCTTGAGCAACCTGAACAGCACTTTTAGTAGTTTCTTTACCCATTCTACGGGCTGCATCAGATAGCTTATCTAGCTCTTTACCTGACTGACCAGTAATAGCACTTAACTCACTTATAGACTTTTCAAACTGTTTGTTAACCTCTAAGCCCTCTTGAAATATTTGAAATAATTTTTGTACAGCAAACAAACCAATAAAAGCACCACTAATGGAAGTACCTAACCTAGCAAATGATTTACCTAACCTAGTAGTAAAACCATCAATACCTAGCATAGCTTGTCTAGTTACTAATAGTTGCCTTCTAGTACCTTTTAAACCTAAATTAACCTTAGCTATACTTTTAGCGTATTGATCACGAGTTATAGCACCATCTTTTAACTGTTTCTTTAGTTTTCTTTGCTGTACCGTTAAACCTTGTAAAGTCTTTTCTAAACCCTCTAATTTTCTTTTTTGATCTGCTGTACCTTGTACGTCTATCTTTATTGCTACTACCTTTTCTGCCATGACTTATCTATAAACTGGTTCTATTCCTCCTGTTACTGGGTTTTCTATATAAACCTCTATTAAATTATTACCACTTTCTACGTATATCGGCTGTAGTGGTGTTGGTTCGTTGCTGTTATCCGTTCCGCTATTGTTATTACCTTGCTGAGTAGTATCTATTGATACACTACCTAAATTTTCAAACTTAAATAAACTAACCTTTGTTAATCCATCAGTTAAAGGATTAAAGTCTATTACCTGTTCTATTAGATAATAGCCTCTAACCTTACTAGGTCGATCAATATATACTAACTTTCTAAAGTCTAAATTGTCTATATCTGAGCTATTAAGATTAAAATAAGCTATTAACCTACCGCCCTCCTCAATGTTTTTAAGCATATTAGAGTAATAAGTAGAAAATAAACCATCAGAACCCGTAAAACTTAAATTTTGTGGTGAATCTGTATTATTATAATCTTGAAATATTCCATAAGGAGTAAAATTACTAGTAAGTTGATTTTTTCTAAATAACCTAGTTGTACCATCAGGAGATGATTGTTGATTATGTTTAAAAAAGAAAATTCTAGCGTTGTAACTATCTATTCTTTGATTAGGTACTTTATCATTTGTTAAATACTCATTCCAATATTTTAGAGTAGTTGGTGAGATATTAGCATTATAAGAAGATCCACTTAATGGAGTTACCTCTGATGCTATGTGAGCATAAGATGCAGAAAATAAACCTAGCTTTATTTCTGTTGTACCCTCTGCAAATCTCTCAGGTAAAACATGGTTATATTTAGCGTATGTTCTTCTATTAGAAGCCTCCCAACCTTTTAACCATTCATCATTACTTAAATCTTTATAACTAAAGCTTATATTTCTTTTATAACTACTTACATAGTCTATTTCATATTTATTACTAATATCTAGTTTACTGCTCCAATCTATTGAACTTACTTTACTTTCAAAAAAAGTATCTCTAGGCTCAAAGTATATAGTTCTAGTCTTTACATCAGTCCAATAGTAAACATTAAACATTCTAGTAAAGTCATTAATAACATCTATTAATTTAATGTTACTAGGTATAATTTCATTTAAAGAAAAGCTATCACCCTCCGTTAATTCAGCACTTCTTTGAACTTCAAAAAATGAACCCGTTTGATAACTAAAAGTTTCACTACCAAATCTAACCCACTCAGCCCATATAGATATAGTTTGACCAGCTTCGCATGGTACAGATATTTCATAAGTCACTTGATTGTTTATTCTAGGATCAATAGTTCTAGTTTGGCTACCTTTAACACCTGTTGTATTGCCAAACTGTTGAGCTATTATTACCTCTATATCTGCATTGACTCTACTAGAACTAAATATATTAGTATTTAATGTTACTGTAAAGTTATATCTACCTGTAGTGGGAGCAGTATAAAAACCATATCCAGCACCAGGATTTACATTATAGTTAGGAGGTGTAGAATCATTATTAGGAGGTGTAGAATTATCAGTAAAAACCAATCTATTTAGTCCTGTTGTAGATACTGGAGATGTTAAAGATGCTCTTGTTTTAGATTGGTCTATTATGTCTTTATTAACAGTCATATCTCCGTTAATATCAGCCGTTAATGTTTTAATGTCAGCAGTATTTAAAAAAGTACTATCTACATTCCAACCTAAACTATTTAAACCAGTATCTAAAAGAGATTTAATATAAAAGCATGGAAAGAAATCTCTTACCTGAGCGTTATGGCTATCTTGATTACCACCTCTACTAATATATGGGTATGAGTGGTCTTTTGTTGCTACAGTAGAAAAGTTAGCACTATCTATACTATCAAAATTATAAACTTGAGCGTTATTTCTATACGTTAAGCTACTTAACTTTAACTCACTAGCACCCTTAACCCAATCAATGTTATTACCAAAAAACACTAGTTCATAACTATCTAACTCAAATCCATCAAGTACTTTACTAACCTGTACAAATCCTTTATCTATCTGTGTACCGTTAGCTATTATGACACATTGTTTACGGTTTAAGGCATTTCTATAGTCTTTCCTACTGTTTATGTCATCTACATTAGAAAGTAGTTTAGAATTATTCTTAGTGTTAGGTACTTTAAAAGTTTTTGAATAAGTACCAGTCCTAGCTTTTAAGTTATCCAGGTTTACAATACCCTTAGTTAATACTAAAGGAAAATCAGTAAAGCTAGTTAAGTCTAAGTCGCCTAATACGCTATTAGTTGTATCTAATATTCTAATTACTACATCATTCATCCTCTTAGTCCTCTTTCGTTATTAGCTAAACTGAAATTTAAAATAAACTGTATAGGCATATTCTGTTCGTTAATTTTAATACCACTACCATCATCAATAACAATACTAAAGTAACTACCACCTACCTCGATCCAAGCCATATTATTAGTTAACATACTTTGAGCAAAAGCTAGTGTATCTCTTCCAATTGATTTAGAATAAGCTGTAAAGTTTTTAACCTTTGTATTCCTTACAATAGCACTACCATAATCACTAGAACTATAAGTACTACTTAAAGCCTTTTGATACCTAGTAGACTTGTTTGTATAGCCCTCAATCTGATTACCTTTTAAAGTGATACTATCTTGCTTTCCAAACTTATTAACGAAATGGACTCTTAAATCTGTAGGGCATCCATCAACTATATTATATCTTTTTAACTCTGACTTATTACCATCATCATTAATTAGCCTAACTGTATAGTAAGCAACATTGGTTAAACTAATACCAGCGTTAATAAGGTTTTGAGTACCTACTGGAGCATCTAAGTAAGCATTAGTTAAAGATGTTACAGTAGATGTATTCCATTGAGTTACATTTATTAAATCAGTATTCAATAAAGCGTTAGCACTATTGTACGTTAATACCTGTATCTTATAATTCTTTACACCTCCTGATGATATAGCATAAGCCATACCTAAAAACTCATTTTGATTAAGTTCTATGTCTTTTGTATTAGTCCCCTCTGTAAGGAATAGTTTAGTATCAGATACTAGTGAGTAATCAGATAAGTTAAAACCGTTAAGGTTAAAATGGCTTTCATTCCAATTAAAAGCAGCAACAAAAGGACTTAAATAGTTACTACCACCGTTATTATCATCTGACGGATCGTAATTAGTTGATAAAAGTCCTGTTACTGGGTTTTTTGTAACTTCATAAGCCTTTATTACAAACTGCAAGTTATCTACATCATTTATTATAGCACTAGAACCTAATGTTTTTAAAACAAAATTAATATTAATATTTAATACATCTGATATGTCAAAAGTAAACTCATTAGTAGTGCCTAAATTAGGTTGTACACTTGTTGCAGAAATCCTTGTACTTGTACTAAAAGCATCATAAGACACTATAGTTTCTATTATTAAGTGTACGATATTAGCGTTATTACTATCTAATTTAAACAAAACAGGACTATAAGCTAGTACTGGTGATGTTGGTATTGTTATTGCTGTTAATGACATTACTTGTTATCTTTATTATAGTCTTGAACTATATCAGTTACTATATTATCTACGTTTTTAAACACTTCTCTACCTAAAGCTTCTACTATTGGGTTTATCTCAGTAAGTATAACAAAGTCTATAAAGCCAGCCCTACGACCGTTATTACTAAACTTAAAACTACCTTGAGTTGGTGAACCCTCTTTAAATATTTTCATTTGAATAGCAAAAGCCATATTCTTTACATCCTTATCTCCACTTGCTATTCCTTTCCGCTCTATCCAATCTACTAAAACGCTTATAGGTACTTTCTTTGCATTTGGCTTTCTACCATCGTTAACATACCTAGAATAATCTTGCATTAGTATTTCAATAACTACGCTATCAGGTAACTGCATAGTTCTACCCTCAATGGTATTAATTAACTCACCAGTATCCTTATGACCTTGCCCGATTAACTCAGTTCGCAAAGCCTTTATTATCATATTTTCTACCTTAGAAAAGTCTAACATTAATAGTTAAATATACCATTTACACAGTTTGAGTCTAATTCTATTGTTATTGAATACTTAGATGCTACTAACTTATCATTGTGAACATCATGAGCCATAAAACCGCCTATAGTGTTAAACTCAACTATACTAAAACCGTTAGCTCCTGATATATTTCTATTAATAACCTCAGCTATATAT